AATTTTCAATGTTATACTTCGTTAGACCAAGCATTTGAAAAAGTTTTGAATTTTGATCGAGCCATTGATGTTGGCACCTGGATTGGTGATAGCACTGAATATATGTGTCGACAATTTGCACATGTAATTGGATTTGAACCAAATCCTATGGTATACGAATGTTGCATTAAGAATTTACAAGAAAAATCAGTTGAAAACGTTGTGGTATACAACAAAGGTTTGAGCGATGTTACAGGTCAGAAATTGCTGTTCAATAAGTCCACTACATTCAGTGGATGGATAAACACTGTTGAAGGTAATGTTCCAGAAGTCTATCAACAAAAATCTATTGCAGTTGAATCAATTAGACTAGATGATTACAATTTTGAAAATATTGATTTTATTAAAATTGACGTTGACAGTCATGAAGGGTACGTATTAGATGGTGCTAGAAAATTTTTAGAAAATAATTCTCCAGTAATAATGTTAGAAAATAAACTAAGCATTAGAGATCGGCAACACATCAACATGCCTGATCCTGTGACAATATTAAATGACCTAGGCTACAATTGTGTTGCAAAGGTAGCAAGACATGATTATATTTTTATAAAGACAGATGTACACTGAACCACAAATATTTGAAATCGTCAATCGCTTGGCCAAGATTTACCTGGAAAGTTATCCAGAAGACAAAGAAGGCTTAGAACGTTTCCTACGCTGGGCACACACTCAATATGGCTACAAGTATGGGAACTCTTAAACCTGGTGCCTCTTACGTCTATGAACGTGTGGGCAATGAAGTGTATGCCCGTGAGTCAGGTGCCGAGCCCAGCACCCGACGGTTAATAGGCCATTCATATGATCCAGTAAACGGACATCATATCGATCACGATAGCAGAACATCAGATGGCAGGCCCTTGTTTGATCACCTCCAGGAAAGTAAAATGTGGGCGGACATTCGGCGACTGGCCAAGACCACGCCTGCTTTACAAGATGCCTTGGAACGTGTTATAATGATATACAAACTAATCAAAGTAGATGAGCGATAAACTAAACATTGCTAATGAGATGCGACAATTGGATTGCAAAAACAGAAACTTCTATCGCGAACTCACAGATGAGGAACGCAAGAAGTTCTCTAACTATCTCATGATTCGTTGGGCAAGTTGTGTAGAAGGCTCAAGAGAAATGCAAGAGTTCTATTTGATCTCCACCAACGAGAGACTAAACAAACACTTCTTTAATATTAATCGACATCCCGAACTGCAATGGTTGTGTGCTACCACAGTGAGTCCAGACATGGGCACACCCAGACACAACTGGATCTCGCCCAAGAAAAAAGAAACTGGGGCAGGTGCCAGCAGTATCAAAAAACAACTGGCAGAGTTGTTTCCCACATACAAAGAAGATGAGATAGCCATGCTGGCCTCAATGACCACAAAGAAAGAACTTGATCAACACATCCGAGACCATGGCCGAGACACTAAGTGAACTAACCTGCGGCTACTGCAAGAAAACATTTCGTCGTGCAGAAAGTCTTGTGGTGCATCTGTGTGAGCCCAAGCGCCGCAGATCAGAACGATCTGAACGTGGTGTTGAACTGGGCTTTCAATCCTACTTGAGATTCTATGAGATTGCACAAGGTTCGGCCAGACTCAAAACATTTGATGACTTTGCAGACTCACCTTACTATCGAGCATTTGTGAAGTTTGGTAGATACTGTGTGGCCACTCGGGCAATCAACCCCAGACAGTTCACAGAGTGGTTGTTGAAACACAACAAAAAGATCGACAACTGGGGATCGGATAAAATCTACACTGAGTATTTGCTGGACTATTTGAAAGTTGAAGCCGTGGCAGATGCTCTAGCAAGAGCAGTGGAGTTTGGCATAGACTGGAGTGAGACTCACTCAGCGCCGCCCAATGATTGTTTGCGCTACGGCAGTACACACGCCATGTGCCATGCTGTCACAACCGGACGCATTAGTCCTTGGGTGATATACAACTCGGAGTCGGGGCAAAAGTTCCTGGGTGAACTCACAGCAGACCAGGTGGGAATGATATGGCCTTATATAGACTCAGACATATGGCAAAAGAAGTTCTCAGACTATGCCGCAGACGCTGAATACGCAAAACTAATATTGAAACAAGCAGGATGGTAACATGATAGGAAACATTGGTCAAACTGGAAAATATATTTCAGTCACAGGTGGTCCAGGCAGTAACTATGTCAACAACGCTGGTTACATGGGTGTAGGGCAGTTACAATACAACACTGCCACTCAACGTTTAGAAGTATACAATGGCATCAGTTGGCAACCACTTAATCTGGGTCAGTATTATGTGGGGCTGAATCCACACGCTGAAGCAATACTAGACTGGGCACATAAAAAGATGGAAGAAGAACGAGAAGCACGAGCCATGGCTGAACAGTATCCTGCTGTGGCAGATGCCATGGGTGCTGTTCGTGAGTCTGAACAACAATTAAAAACTGTTGTGGCACTGTGTAGAACATGAGTGCAGATATTGACATCGACGTTCCGGATCGTGCTAAGATATTGGAACTGATCCAGCACACACCTGCTAGACAGGTTGTGGACGGAAAACCACGTAAACACAATTCGGGCATCTACATCACAGACATTCCGCAAGATCCCAAACACGGTTGTGCTGCCATAGACTATGAGACTGCGGAGCAGCGTGGTTATTTCAAAATTGACCTGTTGAACATGAGTGTGTATCAGTTGATCCAGGACCCTGCACACTACGAAACCATGTTGTCAGCCGCACCTCCATGGTCACGACTGTGGACAGACCGACCCTGGGCCAGTCAGTTGGTACACGTAGGCAACTACGTGGATTTGTTGGCAGCAATGCAACCTGACTCCATACCCAGGATGGCTGCTTTTATTAGTATTATTAGACCGGGCAAAGCACACCTACAACGAAAGTCTTGGGATGAAGTGTTTGCGTCAGTATGGGACGGGGATGAATCGCGTGGGTATACGTTTAAAAAGTCACACGCTGTGAGCTATGCAGCCTTGGTGGCCTTGCACATGAATTTAATCAATACGACGAACCAGGGTAATTGATTTGCGTTTGCTTTTTTTGCGAGCAATGTCTATTAGGCTGCACACAGGACCATGCAAGATCTCAAGGTCTTTGTTGCTGAATGTGCGCAGAGTAAAGCGGAATCGATCCCAGTCTCCACGCAGGAATATATTGATGGGTATGCTTCTATTGCTTTCCCACCACCAAGTGTTGGCCAGTTCCAAGAATTCCAACTTGTCTTGTTGTGTGAGCACAGCGCCAAAGTCGTAGATGGTTGTGACAGCATCGTCCCGGTTCTGAACTATGCCGATATACTCGTTGCTGGCGTAAACGCAAAGAGTTATAAAGGGATATTTTTCCGCCAGTTTTTCAAAGATGTTATTGCCCATAAATACGTATTGAGGATCCTATGTATTCAACCACTGCTTACTTATATCAACAAATCATTCGGGTACTTTTGATTGACACCAGTGGTGGATACTTTACTGCGAGGTACGACCCAGTGTACGCAAAAACTTTAACTGTCAACAAAGGTGTAGACAACGTGCTGTTGTTTGAATTCATCAACCAGGACCAAAAACCTGTAAACATCACAGGCAGCACATTTCGCTTTAGATTGCTGAACCAAACTGGTGACGAATTATTACTTGAAAAAGACATGACTGTACTCAGTGCCAGCACTGGCCGAGTCAAAGTTGTGTTGGATACAGCAGACACTATTAACATCCTGGCACAGCCAGGCAGCTACAGCATTGAGCGCACACAAGGCAATTATGTACAAGCAGCATTTACAGACGCCAACGCCGGCGCACGAGCCGACTGCGATATTGTAGACAGTGTTTTGCCACAGTTCATAGCCAGTCAACCGGTGACAATTCCCACTATAAATGGTAAAAACTCTTGGCCACAACCTGGCCCGCAATCATGGCCTGATTGGGCATTGAACCCGCAACCAATATCACGTAACTATTTGACAGAATACTACTCAAGTTATATCAACACAACTGGGGCCAGTTTGATCACCGTCAAATATGATCTGGATCATTACACTGGCACCCTCAAAGTACAAGCAGCACAGGATTACGAAGCTGTGTGGGTAGATGTCACAGAAAGCCGTGAATATTTTGACGAGTCTGGAACCTTTTACATCAATGTTGTGGGGTTCCATCCACTGTTGCGTCTGGCCATCAACAACAGCCAAGGCTATGGTGCCAGTGCAACTGCCACTGTGGTAGATGGTGTTGTGACCGGTATTGCAGTAAACAATGCAGGCACAGGTTATATGGCTGCACCATATGTTCAAATCCTGGGCAACGGTGCTGGAGCAACAGCAATTGCTGCACCATTCACAGGTCCCAGCGGCATTGGTGCAATCACTGTCACCAACGGCGGTTCGGGTTACTTGCCCTTGAATTTTGGCGGCACCGAAGCACAGGCTGTGACTGTGCTGATCACAACTGGATACGTTACCAATATCTTTTATCGTTAAGCATTGCATTTGCGTGACAAATCTGTTAAACTGTACAGATGCTTGACATCCTTGCTTATCTACCTGCAAAAAAGAAACAGACGCCTAGTGGTTGGTTGAGTTTCAATGCGGTATGTTGTCAGCACAACGGTTCAACACAGGATCGACGAGGCAGAGGTGGA